GGACTTCTGCAGGATCTAGATGAATTCTAGCTAATAAATCTTCAATTTGAGCCTGTTTAGTCGCTCCAAAAGTAGTGTAACTAGCGTTACTTAATCGTAATGGAATAGCCGGCAGTGCTTCAATAGTAGTACCATCCTGATCAATAGCATTTTCTACTGTATCTAAATCTGTATAGACTCCGGTCCCTACTTTATAAATAAATAAATATATTCTAGAAGGGGCACTGTCTCTATAATAGTTAGAAACATAATGCAATTGAGTTGGTTTGGTAGGTGCTGTATAGGGAAGAGTTCTAGTTATACTTCCAACAGTTGGTGCATTGTATACTTGAATTGTGTAAGTATCAGGAATTGCATTATAAACAATAGTATCAAGATTAACTTGCCATCGTTCATCAGCAAATACTTCATCTGCAGTAGCTATTCCACTTGTAATACTAATATCAAAATGATTAGTAGATGGGGTTACATTAACCGTATCTGCAGCAACACTAGCTGGACTAGTACTCGTTGTAGAGTGATCTACCCCTATGGTATTAGTTCCTACGTTGTATTCTTTATTTTCTTGAAGCCAATACTTAACCCAATCTGATTTAGATAATGCTCTTAAATAAGAACCTTCGGGTGTACATGGAACACTATTAAGGGTATTCAATGCAGCTGTTAATTCAGTATAGTCTATTGTTAAGATGTAGGATTCTACAGTAGGGAAATTTTCAAAATAATTTCCATTATCAATAAAATCCATAAATTCTTTAACATTCCCTTTGAGACTACGAAATGTAAGATGATAAATTAAATTAGAAGCGACATCTTGTCCGGCAAGAATAGATGAAAGAATTGAATTTAGGAGGGGGTTTTTCTTATCTACATCATCAAATAGCGGAATATTATGAACTTCGTAGTACTCGATAATTTGAGTACTACCGGTATCTAAACCAAAAAGCACCATAATAAGCTGTACAATCATTTCAACTACTTGTACAACAGCTTCAACTATAAATACAACAACATCTACAACAGCTTCAAGAACATCAAGAACAAAACTCATTAAACGCCTCCTATCCTGTAGGTTCGGCGTTAGTTATCTGTGTATTAATATTACCTGTACCACTTGTATTAATGGCAGTTACTCCTGTAGATGCTATACCTGCTGTAGAAACATTGATACTCCAAGCATCTAAAAGAGTTTTAAGATACTTCTGATCTGCATTCCATTTAAATCCTTTAGCTTGTTCACCTGCTAAAGCAGCTTGACGTCCCATAATACTAGTAGCACTTGGAGCTGTTTTAGTTGCTTGATCAGTTTGCGCAAATTCAGTAACTTCTTTTTGCAATAACAGAGACTCTTCAGCATTACCTTTTTGCATTCCTATTGTGTAGGCTACTGCTTGTTGTACAGTAGCCTGCATTGCTGTTAAATACACTGTTGCATAATCGCTACCAGTAATTCGACCTAGGTTGAACTGGGCAGCCATATGAGCATTAACAGTTTCCATCATGTCATCGAATACACCGGTACCTGTTACTACATTGTCTCCATCTGTGGAAACACCAGCAGTTAAATTAGCAATAGTAATGGCCATTAGTTATCTACTCCTGCGCCAAATCCTGCTGCACCTTGTCTAGCAGCAAGTTTTTCTAATTCTTCGTGAGTAAGAGGATCTAAAATACGTACATTAAATTTCTTAGTTACATATGGTTCTAATACTTTTTCACCATTATGGCGGGTAATAGTCTTAAATTTTTGCATTTCAGCATGCTCAATTTGACGAAGAATAATTGTTGGAACATGCCATCCTTCTTCATTATTAAAAGGTACAAACTTTTTAACCATTCGTCCTTTATTAATACTTGTCATTCCTACAGTAAAGATAAGTCCTGGGTAATTAACCATATTAGGATCGTTAGGAGTAACTACTATACGAACAAGTTTCATAGCTTGTTGTGTTGGTGTCAAGGTATCCCTAGCTGCTATATGTTTTGCTCTTGCAGCTCTGGCTGCATCACTAGCACCAGGAAGAGAACCAGAAGGAAAATCAGAAGTAGATTCTTTAGAATCTATTTTGTACTCTTTAGTTCTAACTTCAGCAAGAGTAGAAGCAAGCTTTTTTGTTCCAGTTTTATGATGTAATGTAACCCCGTTATCTGTTAATTCCTGTCGAATTTCATCATCTGTCATTGAGTTAATGGGAACTGCTGCTATGGTATCTTCCATGCTTCCTCCAAATTATAATTTAAAAAGTGTCCCCCGAGCCCTAAAGGGCTCGGAGGGACGGTTAAACAATGTTAATTATACTGCTTCTAGAGCGGTCCAAATAATACCAAGACGCTCTGGACGAAGTGCCATAAAACCGTAATACCATTTGATGGAGTAGAACCCTACCTCACCATATGGATCATCCAAAGAAGCTATTTCTTTACCAGGCTTCTTATGGTTAACGGAAAATTTAACACTCTTTCCATCAGTCTGAAAACCGATAGTTGTGAAAGCACCATCACCAACAACGAGCATTGGGTAGATGTCTGCACCTTGTTTACCGGTACCTGCAGTATTAGCAGCAGATGCACCACCTTTTCGATCATGCTGCATTTCTGGAACTACAACAATACGGAATTGATCAACAGAACCAATTTCGCCGTGTACGGTATTACTAGCGTCAGCATATTTTTCTACGCTAATAAAACCGGAACCTACACCTGAGCCTGTAATATCAGTCATTTTTCGTACTACAGGAATCAATTCAGATCCTATATACATGATACGTCCACCATTAACGGTTTTAGTATCAATCATACGAGAACCACTGATAACTTTCGTTTGCTTAGGAGTCTTATTATCATCCAAAGCAATAGAAAGATTCATTAAATCTTCATACACAACAACTTCATCAACAGCTAATTTTAATGCTGTTCGAGTAGCACCTGCTGCAACTGTTGAACCTGCAAGAGCAGGAACTGCTGCTGAAGCAGTACCAGAACAGAAGTAAGCAGTACCATCAGAAGTTGCAGTAGTAATTAGATCTTTCTGAAGCTCAGCTTCAGTGATCTCATTAGCACCAACAAGGGCTTCCTCAACAATATGTGATAACAATTCTGAATCTGAATCGAAATCCATTGATTCTTGAGTGTACTCAGTGAAAAAACCACGTTTAAGAAGTTCACCTTCAACTTGAGTACGTGTGAAACCAACTCGGTTAACCCGACCACCGTGTTCACGAAGGAGCGGGATTTTATTTAAAATAGCACCAGTATCTTTAGATGAACCATAAAGATTCTGGTCATTCAATGCAACATCGCCATTAGCACCTGCTTCAGTTATAGCATCTGCTTCAGTAGCGTCATTGGCTTCTTGTAATACACCAGAAGAATTCCAAGAAGACCATGTACCTGCTACAAGAACAGCTTCAGCAGCATCGATTCCTTGGTCACCGGTGTTTAATGCATCAATCATAGGAACGTAAACGTCCTGTTTGATTTTTTTACCCATATGCTTAGGCATCGCACGTACATCAGCCAAAGGCATGAAGTACTGGTGATCCCGAACAGCAATAAGGGCTTTCTTAAAATAATAATCAGAGATGGCTTGTAAGCCTACCCCTGATGCTGTCCCACCATCAGTCTTAGTGGGAGCGTTATACGCATTTGCGGTTGATACGGGCATAATCTTGTCCTAGTTAATAGTGATTAATTACCGGACAGCGTACTTCTTCATAAATTCATCATCTGACAGACCTAAAAAGTTCTCATCAGCTGAGGCCTTTTGTGTAGTAGTCTGCTTGACCGGCGCTATTGCTTTTCGTTTTTTATTACGATCAGCATTAGCTATTTCGTCAGTTTTACTTGATACCTTAGATGTTCCTTTGTTATTACCATTTTTATCTTCAAGATCACCAGTTTTATGTAAGTGTTCAGCGATTTCTTTATAAGCTTCTACATCAGAAATACCATTTAGTTTACCTAATGATTTTTCCTGTTGTAATACCGCATTAACTTTATCAAACACACCATTACCCATATGAGTATTAATGATACCAATAATTTCAGGATAATCTGTAATAGTGGATTTACTCTTAGAATCCCACTCTTTAGTTAAAACATTAATTGTTTTACTAAAAGTTTCAGTATCCTTAATTTCATCAAGTATTTGATCTAAATGGTATTCCTTATCAGTAACAGAATAATTTGTTGGCTGATAATCCGTAGGTACATCCTTGTCAATATCTAAAGGGTCTATATCACTTTCTTCAATAAGCTTAGCAATAGCTTTAGGGTCCTTCTTGGATAAATCAATTAGATTATGTAATTTCACTTCATTAAGAAGCTCATTTTTTTCTAACATCTTAATTAACTTCAGATTAGGCTTTAATTGCGCCATCTTCTTCTGATAATTAGCGCCCATCTGCATTAGACGGACCATATCCTCAGGATCTTTAACCTGCATGTCTACACCATTGGCTTTGAAAGGTTCAGACACCTTTTTATAAGCACTTTCGTAATCAAACTCTGTAGTTTCCGGAGTATCCTCCTTTGTATCAGTTGAGTCTTTCTTACTAGTATCAAGAGATTCTGTCGTATCACTATCAGTGGAATTTTCAGGCTCCGTCTGGGTATCCCCTTCAGGTTGGCTTACTTCTTCAATAACAGTTTCATCTTCAGTTTGCTCTTGTGCTTCACTTACCTCTTCTTCGGAGGTAGCAACCTTATCCTCATCGGTTTGATCCGATGATTCAATTTCTTGTTCAGCTGACTTTTCTTCTTCAGCTAAAAGCTCAGCAGGATCTTTTTCTAAAAATTCTGCATCAGATAAGCCTAAAGAAGTTTGAGTCATACAGTTACCTCCTCAGCTAAAATTTCTTCACGAGTTTCTTCATGTTCATTTAAAGCTTGATCCATTTCAGCACCACGTCTCATAACAGATTCAATAAAATTAGCTAAAGCTCCAATACCATATTGCATGTTGTCAATTATTTTCATTTGTTCAGGAGTAAGAGAAGCACTCTTAGCCATAACTAATCTAGCTGCTTCTTCTTTAAAATACCCGTCATTAATAATATCTTTCCATGGTGCACTAGCTGTTAATTTAACACAAGTATCTCTCATTGTTCGTAATCTTTGAGCCATGTCAATTTGGATTTCAACTTGTTCTAAATCTGTCATACTCCCCCTTTTGTTTTAGTTAATGAATCAAAAGCACTTTTATCAAGATTAGATAATCTATCGTGTTCTTTTCCTTCCATATTAGCTTGTCTATCATATTCTTTACTTTCCATAGCATCATTATGTTTTCTAGATTCTAAATCCATATCTCGCATATCTTTAACTCCAGATTCTTTTTCAACAAAATCAAGATCAGATAAGTCAGAACCACTATGCATACTTCGTGCTTTAGCACGTTCTGTTTCAGTCTTAGCAGTTTTAAGTTCAACATCAACTGCATTCTCTTGACCCTTAGCAGTTTCGTTTTGAACTTGAGCTTGCAGTAATGCCATTTCAAGTTGCATTTTCTGTTCTGCCATAGGATCTGGTTGAGGTTGGTATTCACTAATACGTTTAGCTAAATCAGGCATTTTACGTAATTTAGCTATATCAGCTAAAATCATAAAACTCATTTCTGGAGGCATAGTATTACCCATAGTCTGTAACATAAAAGCTAATTCACTGGCTTTTTGTTCATCAGCTTCAGCAGTAGAAATATTAAGCTTGATATCATACTTCCCTCCTAAATCATTTCGATTAATAGCGACAAACTCTTCATTAGTTATACGAATAATTTCTTCATCTTCTAAAAATTCAGCATTCATTGAAATAACTTTACGACCAATTTGATTTAATCCATTAGACAGTCTACGTAAAATACCTAATTCACGTTTAGATGTAGCATCAAGTGCTGACCTAATACCAGTAGCTGTAACACCTAATGCTTGTCCTGAAATACCTTGAGTAAAAGCTTTAACACCTGTTAGTGCTTCAGCATCATTATTCTGCATATTTAATACTTCAAGAGCAGAACGGGGAATCTCAGGATACACTTCCATATGAAATGCTTGTTTAGGATCTACATTAGCATTGAATTTATAATCTTCACCTCGTTCAAACTTGCGAGCGTTAGTTACATCAAGGGCATCTTTTCTAATACCTTGTTGCCCACTAGCGCTACGGCCAATAATGTCGATAATGCCACGAGTAACAGCACCCACGATCTTTTGGTTATCTTCGATAAGAGCTGCATCTGGTTCTCCATATATATTTTTACGTCTAGGTAAGTATTGAACTAATACAAAAGGAAGTTTTTTATCTGGATAAGGATTCTCTTCTAATCTAATAAAAGTACTACCTACCCAGGTAGCAACGAAAGGTTTAACCTCTCCAGTATCATCAATATCCCAATATCCCCAATATTCTCTAGCAATGACTTTCTTACGAGCTTTATCTTGAAATGTAAAAGAATTATCATCTGTGTTAACAGCATGATCAGGTTCAGCTAATACTGAAGCACTTTCAAAATTGATATCGTCAAGATTTTTATATCGTCCATCTTTTTTAAGATCTGATAAAGAAGTTTCAAAACTATAAATAGCAAAATTAGCTTTTTCTATATCCCCTTCACAAGTAGGATCTAATATTAAATTATTATAATCACATACTGTTAATACTGGTTGATTTTTAGTAGTAATAGTTTTTGTTGTTGCCTTTTCCCCAGTTTTAACTTCTTGTTGTACAGGTTGCCCATCCGGGCCCGCAACTACTTGTACTTCCATTATATCTTCATAAACTTTACGTTTATCTTCTTCAAATTCCCAATCAACACGTACAATAGCAGTTCCTTCATCAACAGCTGTACGAACATAGTTATCAATAAAAGTTACTTTATCCATACGACAATTAAGTTGGTAATTTAATAACATGCCATTTTGTACAGCTGCTTCTTTGTCTTCAAATGTTTGGGGAGAGGTATTAAATAAATCGTCTGTGGATAAAAAGGGTTCTGATAAAGCGGCGTATCGCCATTCTGCTTGTCTACGTGCTAATCTAGGTACTAGTTTAGAGCGTCCTCTTTTAGCATTAATAGTTTGATCTCCATCAAGTACTCTAATCCAAGCATCAACTTCATCAACATGAACTTGATGAGCTACTTGAGCAGAATCAAGATCTTTTTTAAGATCAGCAAGACTAGGTGGATTTTTCCAATCTACTAGTTTGATTGGATCTGTTTCGACTATATCTAAGTCTTCAGTAGTTTCACTCATGTATCACTCCCGGCTCTTTCTTTATGTTTATCATATTCACTGTATTTCTTTTTAAGAAACTTATCAACCTTATATATCTTAAATCCATTTATTGTATCATGATGAGTCATATAATTCTCAAACATAGAACTTGTTACTCCTAAAGGAATAGAAGCGTATATATCATCTGCTTGTACTATTTCAGATACAAAGTATTTCCATACCTTAACAAAATTTAACTTAGCTGTTATATTAGGGGCAATAAATACTCCTGATATCATATAACCATTTAAAGAACGATCAAATCTATAAAATAAAGCGGATTCCCCTTCTTGTATCATACTAGCATGTGTAAATATCATAATATCTCCACAACTGCAGATGAATATACGTTACCCATTCCTGCCCCTAAACTAAGAAATGTACCCGATTCTTCCTGTACTGCTAATGCTGTTTCTATAGCAGTTGATACTCCCATAGTATGACCAATACGTAATTTATAGTTAACTGTTCTAATATCCCCAAATATATCTTTAATTAACTTACTCTCTATATCATTATCAGTTGAAAAAGTACTATGAGTTTTAATAAAATCAATCTTACTGGTGGTATGTGTGCTAACTCTATTCATAACTTTCTTATACCCAGTACCATTACATGAGATACCTAATGGAGACACATGATATTCAGCCGCTATATGTATATCTTTAATTACCGCTAATATCTTATTGTTTGTATTGCGATTACATACTTCATTTTCAAATACTGATATATTACATGCTTGTCCTAAGTGAAATTTAGTAATCTCTGGATTATCTTCTTCATCAACTAATTTACTTAATTTATGTTCGCCAAATACATGTAAGTATTCTTCTGCAAGCCCGTTATCTACTGAAACAACTACAACCGCATCAAGACGTTCTAACTGCAATAAAGTATAAGCAGTATACCAAGCAGAATGCCCACTAATACAGCTTACACTATCTGTTGATATATAATCAAAAGATCCTAATTGACTAGCTAGATACCCAGCATATACTTGAGTAACTGCCATAGGTGCTAATCTATATACCGGATACTGATCAGTCTTAGGAATACATGTTGTGTATCCCATCCAGCAAGTACTGCCTGAAGCTAATATTAACCCTACTTTACGAGTAGGAGTAGCTAATAATTTTTTAATATAATTCCGAGTTCCAGAGACAGCTCCATGTTTACCTGTAAGAACATATCGTACTAATTCGCTAGTTACTAGTTTAATTCCTTTTGTAACTAGCTCACCTCCTCCATTTCCGACTTGATGAACATATTGAGGATATGGAATATGGTCTAATAAAGTCAACTCTTCTGAGTAAACAGAATTAGTATGAGTCAGTAGCATATTAGACCTTTGGATTACCCGTTTTAGATCGTATAGCGTCATCATCATTATTAAATGAATGTTTAGAATACGCCATAGCATCATTATACGTAAAAGTTTGAGTAGCTTCTCTACTTATAAAATCTTTTAAAGTTCTAATAGTAAAATCCTTTTCTTTTGCAAGTTCTTGAAATGTATCTTCAGGAATGCCAAAAAAATCAGATACCCAAATAAAAAACATCATAACACTTAGGCTATCTAACCCATGAAGGTTAAAACTATCATCCATACTCGTTATTGGTTCGTATTCCTCATCTTCATCATGATCTTCTTTTAAAATTATATTAACAATGTATAAAAATTCTGTATCATCGAATGTAAATTTAGTTTTTTCCATAGTATTAAATATATTATCATTAAAAAGGGCGATAAATACGCATTAATAGTATATAACAAAAATCTATATCTAATACAAAGGAAATTAATATGTTATCGGAAATTAAAATATATAGGCCTAGTAAAAAAACTAATAAACTCGAACATCATAAAACAATTTCAAAGAAAAATGTAAAACTAATATTTGATCAAAAATTAGAAACAAGTCGATCGCATTATAATACTCGTAAACCTCAGTTTAAAGCTTCAGGAAAGAAACCTCACCCTAATTATACAGGCAATACAGTTCCAGATAAATACACTCCTGGAGCTGTAAAAAAAATATGCATGATGTGTAATAAAAAATACTATGCAACAAACGCGAGAAATACTAAATTTTGTAGTCAAAAATGTGGAAGAAATATGTCAAATGAATATAAAAAGGAGAGAGATCGTGTCAAAAGAAACAAACCCTAAAGATGAAATAGGGACTAAAAAACCTAGATTTTATTCAGGATTACCTGCTAATGTAACTAAAGAAGTTAGTATCGGAATGATGGAAGGAGCTATGAAGTATGGACGTCATAACTATCGTATAGCAGGAGTTCGTGCTAGTGTATATATTGATGCAACTATAGGCCATCTATTTGATTACTGGGAAGGTCAAGACATTGACCCAGATAGTAACCTTCATCATATAACTAAAGCTATAGCGTCTTTATATGTATTAAGAGATGCTCAGTTACGAGGTATGTGTGAAGATGACCGTCCACCTAAATCAGATGTTGAAGGACATAAGGCTTATCTACAAGTTATTGTAGATGAGTTATTTAAAAAATATCCTAAGGAGACCCAATGACTAAAGAAGACATAGCAACTATAGTAGCTAAAACAGTAAAAATCAGAAAAGGAGTAGCAGAAGAAAGTATCAATGCAATTTTAAATTGTATGAAACAAGGCTTAAATAAAGATGGATATGTAACTATTCGAAAATTTGGTCACTTTCACACTAAAAATAAGAAAGCACGAGTAGGACGCAATCCTAGAACAGGTGAATCAGCAGTTATTACAGCTAGAAGAGTTGCTACTTTTAGAGCATATAAACCATTAAAACAACAAGTAAATCAATAAATTAAAGGAGATACTATGGGAGACTTAACAGCTAATTTTAATCGATCTGAATACGCCTGTAAATGCGGGTGTGGGAAAGATGATATTAAAGAAGAACTAGCTATAAAAGTACAACAAGTTAGAGACACCTTAAATAGGTCAATAACGATAAATAGTGGAATTAGATGCAGCAATCATAATAGTACAATTAATGCTACTCCTACATCTAGCCATATAGGTGGCTGGGCAGCTGATTTAAAGTATACAGGCTCTGCAGAACGATATGCATTGCTATATGCTATTTTACCTATCTTCGATAGAGTCGGTATTGCTAAGACTTTTATACATGTAGATGTAGATGCTAATAAGACTGCTGGTGTAGTTTGGCTTTATTCTTAAGGAGACGATATGATTGGAGAACTATCTGGAGATACAGCAGATTTCTTAAATGAAATCCCCTGGTTTGACGGTATTATCTACATATTACTAATAATGGGTGCGTATGTATTCTACAAATGGGTAAACAGTAAATTTTAATGTATTCTAGCCATTGCTACAACATACACAATACCTAATGTAACACAAATAGCTACTGCACCTCCTATAATCCAGAGAAAGATCTTCATTTCTTTTTCTTCTTTTTAGGTTTAGGAGGCCTGCCTCTTTTAGTACCGTAAGTTCCTTTTCCTCTAGGCATATTATCCTTTCTTCCTTTTTTTACCTGCTGCACCTAATGCAGCAAATTTTTTCTTACCATATTTTTTTCTACCAATATGAGCAGCTAATGCTGCACTTCCAACTTTTTTCTTTAATGCTTTAAAGCGCTCTCCACTACCTAATGGAGGTTTTGGTTTATTAGTAGATGTAGCCACTTTAAACTCCTTTTTATTACTCCTTGGTTGCCATCAAAGTTTAATTCGTTTTGATATTTTAATTCTATTTTTTAAATGCTCTTTTTCAATACTTTCTTTACTTTGTCCAAAGTATTCAACAGCTAAATGCTCTTTAATCATTTGCTTATTTAAATTAATTCCATCAACTACTATCTCACCAAGTATTCTCCCAAATTTACCCTTCTTATCTAAATAAGTCTTGAGCGTAATGTAAGAGCCCTTCTTGCACCTATCTTTTAAGAACTGAGCTGATAGCTTACCGTAAAATTTCTCTTCCTTATCGCGTGTTCGTGACTCCGGAGTATCTATACCAAATAGTCTTATTCTTTGCTTAGCTAAAATAATACTAAATCCTAGGTCTATATCAACATCTATAGTATCGCCATCAATAACTTTAACTACTTTTGCTTTGTATTCGTTCACTTGTTTTTCTTTTCAAGTAAGAATTGTATTATTTTGAACGCTAAATCAAAAGCTTTATCAAATAAGTAAGCCATGCATTACTTTACTATTCTATCTACTTTATCTGTTAGTTTATCAGTTATACCTTTATCTGTTTTACACACTTCTTTATATAAGTCATTGTTTCTACTTACTTGAGCTAAATCCTGAGATACAATCTCTGGAGGATTATTCTCAAGCAACCACTTCTTAGTATCATCGTTTAGCCTAACTTCGTCATACCATAAACACTCTTTAGAATAGTAATCATTATGGTCATAAAACCCCAAAGCAAAATTAAAGACAGGAGGTATTAATTCGACTAAAGGCAAACCACTACATCCCATCGAGAACATCAGGCATACCACTACGAGTCCTAATTTTTGCTTTAGCTTCGTCAATCTCTTTCTCCACATCATTTTGAGCGGCCATTCCTTTAGGATGATTAATGTTATTAAATACATTACCCGCTAACCAGTTAAAAATAGGCCATATAGTTCCAAGCACTGGGATCTTTTGTACAAACTTATCAGGTAAAGAACCTGTGATTGCTGTAAATACTAATACTATTTGTCCTACTATTGCAAACCATCCTTGTCCTTCGAACATTGCAGCTATATCCATACTATTCTCCTAATGGTGTTTTATTGAGGTAGCTCAATTTTATACCAATGATCTGGGTGTCTAACAAACCTCGGGCTACTCAAATCGTATACAGAATAGCAACGATTGTTTGGTGATCTAAATACCATCTCTTTAGCATGTTTAGGTCTAGCTGAGCAAGATACTGGAATTGCGCTGTAGCTCACTTCTAAACCTGACTTATGGATAATCTGTATTTGTGTAGGAATTTGATTCACAGACCAATTAACCAATTTATGTGGAGATGGAATTACGAGCATGATCGTTATGATCAACTCATTCATTTTTTCTTAGCAGTTGCATCCCGATCAGTTCCCATTTTCCAAGTAGCAGCACCACCTATACCGAGTAGACCCCATGCTTCTTGTGAAAAATTATGCCAACCACCCATCTGACAAACTGTCATTAATACGCCTAAACCCATTAATGCATAAGTTTTACCACCTGGCATTAATTTATCTATCATAGTAATTATAGTAGGTACCATTTGTATTCTCCTTTATAAGTTATGAACTATTAACCATACAGCTAAAGTTATTGCACTAGCTACAAAAAACCAAACTCTAGTCATTTTTTCCTTTAGAAGTAATAAGATGGGCAACAACCATTTCCATATTACGTTCTAATGAATTTAAATCTTCTTTAGTTAGCACTACTTTTTCGAGAGCACTAACCCGGTCACTTAACGTATCATGATTTCTAAAAATTCTTTTTGTTGTAAACCCGCCTACTAGAACAAAAAAACCAATTACCATTTCATGAAATTTATCCGTTATCATTACGGGCCCTTTATTTTGTTTTACTCATTGCTGCTAATGGATTTTCAAGTGCTTTAGTTATCTTCTTATCTAGTTTATTCTCTAATGCTTCTATTTGAGTATCTACTCTTTGAAGTTTGTTATCTACTTTTTGTAATTTATCATCCCAACGCTTTGATGTGTCAGCTATTAATTCCCTTACTTCATTCTCAGCATTTCTCATTGCTGTTCTTGTTTCTAGACCATCTGCTCTAGAACGTTTATCTATTGCAGCTATTTGATCTGAAAAGCCATTAATATCTGTTTTCATAGTTGTTCGTATATCTCTTGTAGTATCCTGAGCTTCTCCTACAATTTCTTTTATAGAATTAATTTCACTACTAATTAGTTCTTTTGTAGTAGTAACTTCAATATCTAAAACTCCTAACTTTTTATCAAACCCTGAAAGGTCAGGTGCTACATATGAAGTTATTTGTTTCTTCATATCCTGGTAATCTTTGTAGAATTCGAACCCACCCCAAAGTCCAGCCCCAATAGTACCTAGTAAAGATATGATGACAAATAATTTACCACCAGTTGCTTTTATTCCTCCGTATTCGACTTCCATAGTTACTTACTATTTATACTGTGAATTAATCATCTTATCCATTAGTGTATCACTACCTAATGCATAAATGGAACCTAAAGGATCAATAAGGGCTGTCTCATAAGGAACTTCACTAGTATAAAATGCAACATCTGGTATTTCTTGTTGTTGGTAATCACGAAACCCTGGTGTTCCAAGAATACTCATTAGTGCTAATTTAGTACTATCTGTATCCCCGCCTGCCATGGAGACTGCTTGTAGTACTCTTGTAACTATAGCTTGTACAGCTTTAGCTTTATCTGCTTTAGTTTGCTTTGACTCCTGTTTCTGCTCTTTTTTTGCGTCAGATTTCGATGCACTTACTGCTGATTTAACTTTAGCTACAGCAGTAGCAACTTTAGGTGCAACTGGTGTTGGAGCACTAGGAGCAGACATACCAGTATTAATCTTTATTTGTTGTATTGCGCCTCCTACAGAAGGAACCGACATGCTTATAGCACCTGGGCTTGCTGTTACAGGAATATTAAGAGATTGTGTTCCACTTGGAGTAACAACGTTAATTTGCATATTTGCCATATTCATATTCATGCTATCCGCAAGAATATCATCAACAGCATTAGTTACTAGATCCAGAACCGTCTCTTCTGCTTGATTGATAAGATTATAAGTAGAAGTTAAGTTAATTGCATTTGTTTGAGGTCCGTTATACCCGCTAGTTAAACTAGTGCCCTCAAGTATTAATCCAAATGTAGCAAGTGAATACGCTAATGTATTTTCAGGAACTATTAATTGACTCGTTATTGTTTCATATGATTGTCCTGCATGAGTAGTAAATTCCTGAGTATCTGAATAGGTAGTAGTACCATCTGTTACTTTAATTTGTACTGTAAATGCATCACCACCTACATAATTTCTATCTCTTAAGCCAATAGAACTATCCATAGTAAAACCTTGAAGCATCTGGGCTTCAGTCATAAATGTACTGATATTATTAGTGATATTCCATTCACCACCATGCCTATCCCAATAAACTACATCATCATCAGAACCACCATCAGAGTAAATATTAGATCGTGGGTCCCAGGAACAAGCTGCATTATTCCTACCACAAACGTGAGTAGCTCCTGAGCTCTTCTCTGTTACATCAGCAGTAGTTGCTGTATCTGCAAATACAGGAGTACAAAATAACAAAATAATTAAAACTATATGTAAGTAAACCTTATTCATAAGGATTCCAACCTTCATTATATGGTTTATCGTCATCTTCTGAACTAAATGTATCTAACTTAACAACTTTATCGTGGTTTTCTTTCTTGTTTCTCCACTCATGATAATCAGGTCTTCGGTATGGCTCCTTATCCCATATTACTTTTGCAGCTTCTCCAATCTTTCCATCTATAGGACATGGAGTACCTGCCATTTCCATAGCTTGAAACACTCTAGTGTCTTGACATAACAAAGATACAGAGGCTACTTTCATCCCCATACCATATAAAGAACGTGCAAGCTTTAGTCTTTCACAATTCTTATCTTCAACTGTTCTACCAAAAGAAAGACCAAACCATGCAGATTGAGCTGCACCACTTAAACCAGTAGTGCATACATCTTGATTATTTATAATTACATTAGGAGATACAGCTGTACTTGGTGTCCTGTCTACTGTAGTTGTACCACTAACAGTTGAACTAACAGTGCCACTACTAGTTACTGTTGTATTAGTATCAACAGCGTATGCGGAAGGTACCCAAAATATTGAACATATAATGAATAAAATAAAGTAATACATATGGATTATTGCGTTGGTGCAACTACTGGTAGCCATCGATACAATCCGTAAAACACGCCAAGCATAATCGAAATGTATATCAGTAGTTTCACTACCACACCCATGATACATATGAATATCTAACCCCTTTTGTGACAGGAGCAATTTGATGTGGGTATAAAAAATTTGAAGGAAATATCAAAATATCTCCTGCCTTTGTCTCTATTGTTTTATCCTCAAACATAATCAATTCGCCTCCATCATAATCATCATTCAATATTCCTATGATTGAAAGTATCGGCACACCTTTTCTTTTACCATCAAACAAACTATGAATATGGTCACAATGATTTTTCATTGTTTGATCTGGGTAGTATCGTATAAACTTTAAAGCAGAGTAGCCATTCCACCCATTATACCAATCAAATTTTAAATACTTTGCATAATCTAGTATTGTTGCATGTAACTTTTTTATTATGGCTTTATTTATTTTTTCTACTTTATCAGAATATAAACTCTCCCCAGTTACTTCTGGTTCATTGTTTCCCGAAGGTTTACCCAGTGTGCCACAAAGAGGATAATACCAATCGTGTTTTTCCCAAGCATTAACATTCAATTCTTTTATACAATTGGTACATTCTTTTTTATCTAAAAAATTCTTTTTGTGAAAAACATAATGTTCTATGTTCTTATTCATTCTCCTTCCATTCTGTATTATCTTCATCCCACATATAAACCACACCTTCCACTGTAGGTTTTGGTACTAGAGGTTTCCAATCACAAGTTTCCTCAACAAATATACACGAAGGGAAAATTTTAGCAGGAATAAAAGCATCACGAACTGAGTCGTAACTACCACCTATGGTGGCAGGGTTTTTTCTAAATTCCCCAGTCAAACTATATTTGACCCAAGAACTTGCATCTTCTAAGCTATCAATGAAATCTTGATCGGCAATAATAATGTCTGTAACAATGTTATTTGAATCTATTTTTGCAAAGCTCATCTATTTATTTTCTCCTTATTGTCTAAATTGATAGCGAACAATCACAATCCCAGACCCACCATATCCTTGCCAAGCTGATGGAGAGCCCGTCGGACCCATCGTGCCTGCGCCTCCCCCGCCACCAGTATTGTCATCGCCTCTAGCACTATCAAAATTATAAGTACCACCTGTATACCAGCCACCGTCACCGCCTCCTCCAACACCTCCGGGGGCATGTCTAGTAGAATTTTGTCCGAAACCTCCACCACCACCAGCGTATGCAACACTAGCTCCCGATATTGTAGAATATTGTCCCGGCCCACCATCTCCACCAGATGTAGAGTTACCGCCAGTTGTTCCCATCCCACCGGCGCCTCCCCCGCCACCACCAAAGTAATAAGCTCCATCACCACCACCCGTGTAGCCCTGACCAGCAGTTGCCGAACCGTGGGTAGCATGACCAAGACTAGCAGGATACTGGGAGGCGTGTCCCCCACTTGACCCACCACCACTGGGTGCTGCATTATAGGCTGGATTATGTTGATGTCCTCCACCACCATGTCCTCCACCATTAGAAGTAATTGAACCAAAAACGCTAGCACCTCCGACACCGGGGAGAGGATGACTACCCTGCCCACCCTGTCCAATTGTAACAGTATAGGTTGTTGCTGAAGCTGTCAGTCCAGTTTCTGAAGAAGCACCACCTCCAGATGTTTCATTATTCCAAGAAGACCTGTAACCGCCAGCTCCACCGCCTCCATCTTGGCCTCCACCTCCCATTGCTCCTGCCCCTCCACCAGCTACTACTAAATAATCTAGAGTGGAATGTCCACCCACTGTGGTGACTATAAAATATCCAGAGGCAGTAAATGTGTGTATTTTATAATCTCCAGAGGTAGTTACTGAGTTTCCACCAGTAGCCACCATACCGACATAATGAACCCAAGTAGCGCCACCACAAATTGATGTTACATTCGCAGCAGTAGTCCCATTAAATGTCGCTATGTTATCTTCTGCGATTCCGTTAATTGTTGCTAGATTTGGCATAATTGTTCCTTAAGCTAAAGTGACGTAGTCAGATGAAGGATTAAAAAATATCATATCAGCGTGAACTGCAAATCCAACTGTTCTAACAGTATCACCGCTACCACTAGGTTTAGTATGTGTAATTTCACCATCGGTAGTACCCATATAAACAGGTTGTCCCGGTGTAAAATTCCAAAGACTAGCATCCTGAATAAAACTACCTGGTAAGGCTACATTCATAAGTTCCCCATCGTTTTTCACTTCCAATGCAACGCCTAATAAATTAATAGCTGCAGCTGAAGTAACATCTGCGTCAGCTTCTTCCCACCTACCAGCACTAGAAAGATAAACTAAATCCATTAATGTTGTAGTATATCCTGCAGCAAAAGTAGTTGTTTGTGGGCCGTTAGCTGTATGATCTACTGGCGCACCACTAAGAGATAAAGCACCATCCTTCCCAACAGCAAGATGTTCTCCATCAATACTGGCTGCTGCGTAATGCTCCGAATCTATAGCATCATCTGCTATATGGGCATTATCTATAGAGCCGTCAACGTAGTGTTCTGAATCTATAGCATCATCAGCTATATGCTCATTATCAATACTTCCATCCACATAGTGAACACTATCAACGCCATCTTCTATAAGAGTTAGTATTTCCCCAGCAGTTTGATCTGCGGTAGCACTAGCTTCAATAGCATCTAATTTAGTTTGATCAGCAGTTAAGAATGTACCCGTAGTCGCTTTGACTGCTACAATACCAGCCAATTCACTATCCATTAATGCACCTGCTGCGGTTACAGTAGTGGCATCAACTGTAGTACCAACAACAGCCGTACCATCAGCCTTAGTGTAATTTACACATTGAACCGTATCAGCACCAGTTGAAAAAAATTCCGCAACATCTCCAGCTGCAGTTGTGATATCTGCTCCACCCGGCAAATCCAAATTGGTAGCATGGTGAGTCATTGTTAACACCCCATCAAACTGAAGGAAGAAGTGGCGGTTAGCGGCAACAGTAAAAGCTGTAAAGCTAGTCGTCCCAGTTACATCAAAATAATCTCCATCAGTATCTATAACAGTAGGCGAAGCGGAAGCTATATCGCCACCCTTATGTCCAGCCTCAAGATCTTCAGCAAAAGCATTTAATAGTTCTGCTGTCATTCTAAGTTCAATAGCAATACCAGCAGAGTGCCCACCTGATACAGCAACACATGTACAAGTAACCCCCGAAATAGCAGTAACTTTAACTACTTCATCGGTTAGGGATACATATGTCCAGTCTCCTGCAGCTAGTACAGGAAAAGTTGCAGCTGAAGCTAGATCAAAACTAGTGGCCCCACCTGATATTGTTGAAGCTAATGTTGTATATGCATTATTCGTAAACTTTACGCCCATAACTGTACTCCTTTAAATAATGGGGATTATTAAGATATGGTGATAGTCCACGTAATAGTAATTGAGTCTGATGCAGCTTTATTAACTACTGAGAATACAGTACGCGCAAGCATATCGCCAGTTGTAGCATGATCAAAAATACCGGCTTCAGTAATAGCACCTGTACCATCACCAGCTGCCCAAGTACATGCATATGCAATTGTATTAGTTGAAACAGTAGTACTTGTTAAAGGATTTCTGTCAAGTTCAGCCGTTAAAGTAGTATCTCCTGCAGCTGCTGCAGTAGCGCTAGTACCTAATGCCATATGTGTCATTACTGTGTTCGCATTGTTCATTCTATCAGCTACCCAGTTTTTACCGGCCGTTACTACTAAATTATTTGTTTCTTGAACTACTACGTCATTTAGTGAAATAGTTAGTGCACCTGTTAATCGTAAATCATCGTTGATCATTTTTTTAAACTCCTAGTTTAATTTAACTGTGTTTAACGGAATCGCATTCAGAACCCCGCCTGTAACATAACTTAAGTTTATTGTATCAGAGACAGTCGCTGTATCGCTACTGTTTTTGGAAAAATGGTCGGCCAGTACTTCTGACAGACTTAGTGAATCATAATAAGTAGCTAATGACATAAAAATTGAATCCGTACAACCAATTGAGTCAGACGCGCCTTTACCTAAACTATAGTTATCAGTATCACTGAATGTAAAAGCGTCTGTAAAATTTTTACCTGGTGTCAGTGCTGTTATGTCTGAGATACCAAAAAAATCAACCTGATCATTACCTTTAGTTAACGCAAACTGGGAGTCGCTCGCATTTAATATACTTGTATTAAGTACAAACGTACCCAGTGGATTAGTTTCACTATCTGTTAATACAATAGGGTCATTAAAGTTTCTGACGTAGCCCCAAGCTTGGGCAACTACGTCACTCATACTATAACTATCAGCTACAGGATGTTCATACAACAGCCCGAGAATATCCGACATTGTAGCAACATTACCTTTAGTTCCAGTGTAATCTTTATCTATTAATACTCCATCATCTACAGCGAAACCATCTGCTAGATATTTAGCTAATACTTTAGCGGCCGTATCTGAAACAGTGACGCTATCTGAAGGTACTTTAGATGGATGTACTGCTGCAACATCCAGTAGTGCAAAGACGTCACTTAATGCTGGTTTTACTATTGCAAATTCATGCGAATCAGCTAAAGGAATTGAAAAATAAAATTCCCTATTTTTACTATCGTACTCTAGTACGATCTCTACATCAGCATTAACATAACTAATATCTGCAGAAATTTTAGAACTCATTAGAAGTCCGCCCTTACTTTAAATTTCATTCTATCAAATAAAGTTAAGACGCCTCCAGCAGTATAATTTAATGAAATTTCGCCTTCATAAGTACCCGCAGCAACATCCAAAGTCGTAGCACCCCATGGCATATAACATTTTCCATTTGTATACGGAGCAACTTTTACACAAGTCATCGTATCTAAAACGGTTGTAGCACCTAAAGCACGGAATTTTACTGTAACTGTGGGATCGGAAATATCAATGACAGCCCATGTAGTTGAGTCGTCAGGGTCTAGAGTAAGACCGGATGCGGCGGTGGTGTTGTCTTTTAATGTTAAATTGATCTCTGGCTTAGTATCACTAGCCACGAGATTAATAGTTTCATAGTATGCCATTGTTAACTCCTTAGGAGGTTGTTCTCAGCATTGGCAATGTTTGCAGGTGTAGAATACTCTAATACTTTATAAAGTCAAATTAATTACACAAATCCATTATCCTCTAATTTAGTATTAACTTCTATTTCGTTATTACCCCACATGCCAGAATTAATAAGTTGCTTACAGCTAGCTTCATACCGCAAATAATAAGTGTTATTTTCGTCTTTCATATCTCCACTAGTAGTAACATGTGCTTTATACGCAGAGTAATTTAGTAGTGCTTCTGTGTATACTTCATTTATTTTTAAATCTACGTAAGTTGTTTTAGCTTTTTTTGGAGCTGCTGCATATTTTAAAAGAATTTGAGTACGCTTCGGTAATTCCGCGTCTGTGCCTTTAATAACTGCTTTGAATGGCTCAGGTATAAGAATAGACACATGCTGATCTACTTTTTGTACTAGCTTTACTGAGTCATCTTTAATAGCTACCTCTACAAAATCTGAAGCATAGTATGCATAAATAGGAACAAGAAAATCCGAAGGTAAAGTAAACTCTTCTCCGTCTAATGGGTTGTCCATTTCATATGTTTTTACCATTAAATGAAATCGTTTGTGTAAAGCTAAGTTAGCTAAATTTACATAATTAATAAATTTGTTTTGGTTAACTACCTGTACTGCAGAAGGCGATGGGCTTGGGTTAGAAGACATGTCTCCAACACTAGCAATAGCAAGCTTACTGCATTCTCCAGTAGTTAAGTAATCAACATATTCAGAAACTTTCATACTAATATCCTTTAAGAAGGAGGTAGGCAAGAGTACCGAAACCCTTACCTACCCGGGAGGAAGCACAACTCGTTGAGAGGACGAGTTGGCACGAGTTACTAAACAAAATAAGAACTATCTCCTGCTTTCTTGGTACTACCATCATCACCCCACATAACTGAGTTTTCTAATTCGTCATCTTCCGGTGCTTGTGGTCCTACTTCACTTGGTTTCCACGCATTTAATTCTGCCAACATTGTGATCGTATCTATGTGATCATCGTGTTTACTTTTAAACCCCTTAAGAGTAGCTAAAGATAACTCAAAAAGCAACTCTACAAGTTCTTCACTATCTTTTAATTCTTCAGGCAACCATATTTTTTTAGATTTAAATAGCGGAACAGCATTCTGCTGAAACCTACTCATTTTATCTTTAGTAGGCCTAATACCTATTGTATTACTATTTCTTCCCTTGGACAAAGTAAAGTAATTATTACGTTGTCCCATTTCATTTTGAATCCAACTGATAAAACCGCCTTGTTGCCCAGTAACTTCAATACCTACTTCTTGTGGTCTGTATTCTTGAACTAACCGAAATAGCTCATCTATTGTATGATCCATCAGGGCCCGCTTACAATATCCATCCACCCAAAGCCAATCCCCGTTATTATTGTACGCCCATACATTGATTACACTAAAGTCAGCATGCTGTTTATCACTAGTTGCAAAATCAGTAGTTATATAAAAATTATAGGCACCCATATTTTTCAATACGTTACTGCGTTTATACCAAATTATATCTGAATCTTTAATTAACCGGTCTTCTTCTGATGTAATACGTAACATTAACTCCTGGTTAAATGAGTCTAGTTGTCCGGCGCCCTTAGACTTAGTATATTGGTTATTTACATAATCATAACTAAACCTATCTTCCCAAGCCCCTTTAAACTCTTCACGAGAGCACGGGAATGTCTCACAAACCGGATATACATTAACGTACCAGACGCCCGATTCAATTGCTTTATATAGAGGATCTTTAGCATTAAACGGAGTTCCAGACCAAATAATTTTCCTCTTATTAGGATGTAACGCATAGTCAATGGCCGAGTAAACAGTATTTTCAACATTTTCAATAATTGTCGCGGACCTAGCATCTTCATCTCCTAATAAATCATCAAGTACTGCAAGTTGTGGTCTCGTGTTCAATTCCACTGTACCACGAACACCTGTCTTTGCTCCATGTCCTGTAACAACAAATTCTTTGCCTTCAGCATTTTTAAAATACCATCTGATATCAGTAAATCTAGTAGTTGAAACATATCGTTTTAAAAACTCACTTTGCTCACATCGGCGCTCTAGACGAAGTCGCATTTTCTTAACACCATTCTCAATACTATCTGAAAGATACAAAGCATAATCTACTGTGCCAAATCCCGGAATAGACCCATAAACAGCTATATACAAGAATAAATACTCAGCAAATATAGTTGTTTTAGCCAAACCACGCGCGCACATGTTGGCCGTGTTTTCTTTTTTACCTGCTATTTTATCCAACATTTTATAATGGATTATAGGAGTTTTATTTTCTTCTCCTTTTTCTCCATTAACTAACTTAATAAAAGACACGAATTCTAAAGCAAACTCACTAGGTACGTAAGTAGGATCATCATCGTAATCAATGTCATTAAGCCATTCATCTACTGTTTTTTTAACTAGGGACATTATTCACCTCACGTTTACCCAAATGGGCTATCGAACCAACCCATCATTATTGTAATAAGAAAGTTATTGGTTAGCAGAGTTAATGTATTAATTGCTATCATCCAAATTAACCATTTAAAAATTACTGGCTTAATCATATTATTCCTTTATGTTATTTATTATAACGGATGTCCATGTAGCTTGAGTTATTAATACGTCATCAACATATGCTTTACCAGAAAATTTAGCATATTTGGATAAGTTAGTAGTGATATTTATATCAAATTTTATTTGATCTCCAGGAAGTGCAGGTTTAATAAATTTAACCTTATCTACCGTGGCTACATAAACTAATTGTCCTTTATCTAGATTGGCACAACCAAATAGTAGCCCTCCAGATTGAAACATCCCCTCTAATATAAGTACTCCTGGCATAATAGGAAAATCGGGGAAATGCCCACTAAAATAAGGCTCGTTATGTGATACATTTTTTAAAGTAACTATATTTGTATCAGTTTTACTTATAACTTTGTCTACCATAAGAAACGGGTATTTATGCGGAAGTGTTTTAAGTATGTCTGAAACGTTATTTTTCATCAATTACCTCATAAGTTGTTTCAACAGGTGGCGGTGGGGGAGGGTTAACCTTTCGGGCTAATATTTCACTATGCGCTATTTCTTTAGCACTAGATTGCCCATTTAAGATCATTTTTAACTGCTGTTGTGCAAGTGCTTTTGTAGTTGCACGTAGATCCTCTACTAAGTCATTACTATAACCAATATCAATTTCTAATTTCGCAGCAGTTGGAGCTGTTAGATTACTCATTAAACTTTCAGCTGCTTTTTGTCTTACTAGTTCTGATTTAGCTGTGTGCATTAAATTTGCTTGTACATTAATAGCTTCCTGATAGATGCCTGCATTTAGTATATGCGTTGGCACCATAGTTTGTTCTATAATCTTAGTTATTAAACTGTTTTTACTATAGTTATCAGCAAAACTTGCTATATATGAGGCTGACGCCCCTTTATCTATTAGATTTTGATATCGATCTGGAAACACTTTACTATAAGCAACAGAAGACTTGTCCCCCATTAATTTAAGAGACACAAATTTAATAGCATTCACATAAGCTGCTAATGAGTGCTTACCAGTTGCTAGTACTGACGAGTAAGTTAGTACATTATCCCTAAATACCCTTCTTAGTTCAGAATCGGGCTCTGAGTTAATAACAGCAACAATCTCATCAGTTATGTGTTTTCTAAAGCGTTTATCGGGTACTACTCCGGATAACTGCTCCTTAGTTAAATGATCTGTTGTTTCTAATTCCGTATCAGTATCTTTTAAGTTAGTTAATTGCATTGTTAGCCTCGTTCCATTTAATGATTAACGCATTATGTGATGTATCCTCCGCGTAACACTCATGCGGAGATACCATCCATTTGTGGTCATCTAGCTGTACTAAAAACTTTTTTTTCACTAATTCAGTCCAGTACTTATCCCAAGTACGATAATCAGTTATCCACTTTATTGTCTTAATAAACTGGTGCTTGTCTATCTCATTATTTTTATTAGCTAAAAGCATAAGTGGGAGAACTAACGCCTGGGCTTTACGTGATAACTCACTAGTAATCGCTATATCTGTATTAATGTATTTACTCATTAAGGTATATGTCTGAATGTTAAACTTATCCTACGTCCTAATGGCGCACTTACTGAATGTTTGTACTTATTCTGGAAGTCACCTGCAGGCATCACGTAACAACTTCTATCTGTTAGTTTAATCTTAAAATATTTACTACGATCATTCCTAGCTATAGTAGCAACTGTTGTTTCTCCTAAGCTGATAGTTGCTACAGCACCTACGATTCCGTCATTTTCCGTGAAGACAGCTTCATCATCTGAGTGAAGTTCTAGACCCTTATTAGTATATAAATTAACTAATAAACTATTGAAATAGTTATTAGGAAACACTAACTGGTCTTCTATATCTCTAGCAATGTTTTGAAATAAGACAGGCATTTGCTGAGCTTCGTGCCTTAAATCTGTATACGCGTATTCAACACAACCAAATGCTTGTTCTTCATTTAGATTAGTTGATACATCTACAGGACCATACCAAGTAGCTATGTGGTTACGATTGGTATGAAAAATATACCCAAGTTCCTGATCTTTTCCTCCCCAATCAGCTTTTTCTTCCCCTTTACCCGTTAATTTTTGCCAGGTTTCAGGAGCATACTTTTGTAACCATGCTGCTTTTTGTTTTCTAGTCATACTGCCTGCTGCTTTGGTATTACCTCGGCTGATTTTTTCCTGTTTTACAACTGAGTCCCAAAGACTATTAAAGTCTCGTAAAACAGGATGTTCTTCGTTATCAATAAATCCTAAGATTATTTCCTGGTCATCTATAAGTATGATCTTATCATTAAGCATTTTATTTCTTCTCTTTTTTCCATCGCGTAAGCTGAAGGTACATTAAATGATTTTTTCTTTTTTGCGTTTTCCGTAACTTAGCTTGATAAACGTGATGCGCTGAAGGAGATCTAATAACACTTGTTACTAGTGACATAACAAACAAAGGCCACAATCCAGTTAGATATGTCTTAAGAGTCATTTAACACTTTTTTACTAAGTAAGCGCATTCTTATAACAATTATAGCCCAACGACAAAGTTTCCAAATAGTTTCAAAAAAATATTTTGGGTAGAAAACAAGAGGCGATTCCATCGGTAAAGTAGGTCGCCTATCTTTACGTGATTTACGGCGGAAAACCCCACCTTTAGTAGGATGAATTTTTTCAATACCAATACAACCTTTAAACATAGTAATTAGGGTAACTAGATCTAGTGCTTTACTGGAACTTGTACCAGTTGCCATCATACGTTTTAAAGTAGTTTTGGTATGCTCATATGTGTAATAAGCATCCCAAGCTTTATAATAAGTTTCTTCCCAATTTATTTTTGACATTTTAGGATGTGCAGTAACTGCATGATTTAAATCATACATGTTTAAATCTTCATCCATAGCAACTCCAGCAGTATGTAGCTTTTCATGATCTTTTGAACCAGGAAGAGGCGTAAGACAAAGAAACGATATTAGATCCATAGGAAGTTCTTTCTTAATAATTTCAATGTCGCGCAAGATTGATTCTTGAGTATCATTAGGAAAACCTAAAATATACCCGCAAGAGGTTATAATCCCAGCCTCATCTAAAGCAAGTAACATTTTGCGGTAATCAGAAATTTTATTCTGCCGCTTATCGACACTTAAAAGAGCATCAGAATTAATATTTTCTAAACCGATAAAAACCTGTGTAACACCTGCACGTCTTGATTTTTCAATAAACCCTGGCAATTTATAGGCAAGAGTATCAATCATAAAGGAAAACTCGATTTTTAATTTATGAACTTCACGCAACTCAATAAACTTATCTAAAATACTTTCCCAATTCTTATTTCGTGCAAAGTCATCATCAGAGATAAAAAATAAATTTAAGCCCTGTTTGACGTTAAAGCGAATTATGCGCTCAATACTTTCAACTGACCTGTTTCTTGATGCGTGTCCTTGGACATTTATAATCGTGCAGAACGAACAAGTAAAAGGGCAACCTCGTCCAGCATCAAAACTAGCTGTTAAACCTGCCGTCAGACGAACTCTATCTGCTGGAATGAATGGCATTGCAGTATTACTAATATCAGGCAAATCATCTAAAAAGTTGTAAATTGGTTCAAGTTTATCATTAGACGCATCAATTAAAACTTGTCCAAGTCTGTCTTCAACTTCTCCTGAAAACATTGAAACACCAATGTCTAAAGCCTTTTGCATGTAAGCATCGGGCTCTTTAATCATTGCCAACACTCCTGATATATGAAAACCTCCCATAGCAACTTTAATACCCATTGCTCGTAATGGCGTAGCAATATCTAATGCACGGGGAAATTGACTTGATTGTACACCAACAAGCATGAGCATTCCGTCATCTGCACTTTTTATTAAAGAAGCAATTTTATCCGTATTAATGTGTGTATTTGTTTCGTCAAATACATGAAGGTCTATCTTGACATTTTTACCCAATACTCTAGTTTTTTTACATTCAGTAGCTAAACCATAAAGACAAGCCAGTGAATTTGCTGGTAACCAAGACCTAAACCACTGAATCACATAGCCGTTATCATCATAATGCGAGGGCGCCACCAAAACAAGGCTGAATGTTTTCATTTATTTCTAAGTCCCTTAGTAGTTTGTGTATCCCACATGTGCTTAACTATAAAATACTGACGATCGTCTCCATTAAACATAATATCTGGATTAAGCATATACTCTTTTTTAGTGTATTTCCTAATTAAATCACATTTTTTCAAGGCTCTAACTCCCACCGTAAAGTCCCCGATAGTAATCTCAGCTGCTTTAGCTATCTCTTGAGGGGTCCCTACTACCATATTCACTCTATTAATCTGGTACATAATTTTCAGCAGTACCAGGGCCGACACGCCACTTAGCTTATTTTTAGCTAAAAAAGTCGCGGGCGCAGTGCCCAATTGAAATTTGTTAAACATTGACGTCCTCCTTTTCTTGGTGTACTCTTTTCATGTTTGGTCTCTGTAGTACTGGACTGCCCGTTCATCTTTGCTCCTCCTTAGGTGAATGGGCTTTCCTTTATTCTTGGGGATGCTCGCTTATATACATAACCAACCTATAATCCTTCGGGTGCTTTACATACTTCTCACGTTCTTTCATAGACATCTCAGCCACCTCATAACTCGAGAAACATCCACAATCCCATTCTAGTCCCCACTTACCTTTTGTCTTCTTTTCTATAATATATACATAATTTTTATGCTTGAAGTTGTTTTGTCTCTTAGTATTCATAATAGGTATATTACCTAAAAAACTACAAATAGCAATACTTAACTTCTGTTTAACCACGTATACAACGTTTAACTGCCCAGTTAAACCACGTATACAACGTTTAACTTTTTGTAACTTGTTCTATCTAAAGGTCTTCAGGTCCCTTAAGAAGGAAGAAGAGGTCCTCCAGACTTCTCGCCCCTTCGGGGCTTCAGTCTGTCGTCCCTAGCTACCGCATATTATATTATATAAATAGAGTAAAAAAGTAAGATGGTCTAGCGCCATTAGCATTTTTTTCATTCTAGGTAGAAGTGCAGTACTAACTAGCGTCAAACGCTAGACCCAAACCCACCCCCCCTCCTTTAAAAGAAAACTATCTTTTTTCAACACACAAGATGGCTTCCAGCCAGCAGGCGCAATTCCGCGTCTATACAGTGTTTATTAATCCTCTACTCATAGGAGGTATCTCATGACAGCTCGAGCATTCTATCGAGAAACAATGAGTACTGGTGTAGACCTGGCTCAAAGTGCACGTACCACAATTCGTGGTGTAACCGCACTTAGTTCAGCCTTAGGAAGAGAAGCCGTTAAAATCGACTTCCGATCCGAACTGAGCTACGAGTCAGACTTGTCCTCAGAATGCTTATCTGCATTAAAGGACAAGAAAATCTCCAAAGCTCGAATCCCGTACTTCGAAAAGAAATACGGATTCAAGCTCTCGGCTTAAACTCCTCGCTTCACCGTTCCGGGTCCGCTATTACAGGGGCTCGGAACCCCCTTTTTACACACAAGATAACACAATAAGAGAGTGCGTTAGAGAGATACTAAAGTATACCAATGGGTAGGC